AACGCAAGGCGGCGGGTGTGACCGCTGAGAATGACGTTGTTTTCGTCAACCTCGATGGGATCAAGTGCGCTGCACTGCTTGATGCTCTCAGCGCAAGCGTCTACAGCTGCAGGGGAGATCACGCGCGGGTTGTTCTCATACGGCACCAGATCTGAGACCGGCATTTTCAGCAGTTCTTTCTGAATCATCTTTTTTCTCCAAATAAAAAGCCGTCCGGAAATCCGAACGGTCAAAATATCGAATGTGCCGCCAGCTGGATTTGAACCAGCACCCATGGAATGGATGTGCGCAGTGGTTGGCTGTGCAGTGATGTTCCCGTGGTGTCACCAACGTTGTCCCGCCTTAAATGGGCGGCGCTCTGCCAATTGAGCTATGACGGCATATAAGCAGCACCCATGCATTCAGTTTGACGGACAGGCGTAAAACGGGCGGGTGCCGCTGCATCTGGAACTTTCGCGGCCAGATGCCCCGCTATGCTTTGCACAGCCGTCCCCCGACTGTACATTGCATGGCGCTCTGGGCAGGCCTTGAACCTGCAACCTACGGTTTTGGAGACCATCGCTCTGCCAATTGAGCTACCAGAGTAAAAAGCCGCCCTTGGAATCGAACCAGCCGTGTCTACACACACGCGCCGCGCTCCAAACTGCGCTCAGGCGGCCATATAAAAACAGCTCCGGTTCTCCGCCGGGGCTGTTGGTTGGCGCACATCCTGTCAGGAAAGCTACACCTTGGCAAGGATTCTAAGGCCTTTTCTTGGCACGGGAGGTTGCACGTGCGGCCTTGCGGGTTGTCTAGTCCATGCGCCATACGGTGCGATACGGCGGAATCGAACCGCCTCCTGTCTCTCATGAGCGACAGGCTGCCTTTGTTTCAATGTATCGCATAGAGCAGTCCGCGAAACGGAAGAGAGAAAAATGCATGCAAAGCCAAAAGGAGGAAATTATCATGGAGGTTCGTTTCGGAGACTGCGTAGAAGCGGCGCTCCGCTGTGCGCGGTTCCGCTTGTACTGATTTTACCTTACTGCACCCCGTTTCGGGAGTGCCGGGACATCACAAAATAAACGGCGTTTTTCTATGCAATTTGTACAATTCATACAGTGCTGAAGTCTGGCCAGATCTCTGCAAGAGCTTTGCAACCCCGGTTAATACGCTTCCGGACAATATCAACACCGGAAACCCCGGTTTCATCGGCAATCTGATCCTGCGTTTTTCCATTAACGTAAAAATCTACGATCGCATTTGCGCACTCTGTAGCAACGACAAGGCAATATGCCCGCTTTGTTGCCTCGTTCTGCAACGCTGTCAGCCGCTTCACCATCTCTCGATACCGCGTCTGCTCCTCAATGATATCCACAGCAGCATTACCGATTTTGTCTCCGTTTCCTGATGCAGTAGGCATACCGGAAAGGTTCTGCGTAATCTTGGTAGCGCTGCCATAGATCCTGTGAATACGTTCAAGTTGCCTATCCACGTCTATCTTGTAGTCCCTGCACTGTTGAAACCATGCCTTGACATCACGGTA